TTCTTCACAATTTTTATTATAAGTATTAAAATTATTTAAACTACCACAACTATCTGTGCTATCAGAACTATAACAATAATAAATGCCATTTTTAGAACTAGAACTAGAACTACATAAACTTATAGAACTGCTAGAACTGCTAGAACTACTAGAACTACTAGAACTACTAGAACTGCTACAAGTATCACTACAAGTATCGCTAAAATCACTATAACTATCAATACTATCGTTTAAATCACAGTAATTATTATTAATATCATTTTCATTTTCACTACAATTGTCATTATAGTTATCGTTATCGCTGCAAGTATCGCTGCAAGTATCGCTGCAAGTATCGCTGCAAGTATCGCTGCAAGTATCGCTGCAATTGTTGTTATATCTATTACTATAATGTTCATTATTAAAATCAGATATCATATTCGTCTCATTATATAAATTATTATCTGTAAAAAATATATTATCCATTTATTTATAAATTAGGAATTTATTTTAATATTAAGGAAAAAAATTTAAAATATTGCTAATATATTATTTAGGATGTCCAAAACTCAAAATGAACCTTTGCTTGTGCCTGACGATAATCGCTTTGTTATGTTTCCAATTAAGCATGACGATATATGGAAACTATATAAAAAAGAAGTAGACAGTTTTTGGCGACCCGAGGAAGTAGATTTATCAAAAGATTTAAAGGATTGGGAAGGCTTAGAAGACGGTGAAAGACATTTTATTTCCATGATATTAGCTTTTTTTGCAGCAAGTGATGGTATTGTTTTAGAAAATTTGGCATCCAGGTTTATGTCCGAAGTTCAAATTTCGGAAGCACGTGCGTTTTATGGTTTCCAAATTGCAATGGAAAATATTCATTCAGAGACGTATAGTTTATTAATAGATACTTATATTAAAGATAAAGAAGAGAAAAATAAATTATTTAATGCAATAGATAATTTCCCATGCATTAAAAAGAAAGCTGATTGGGCGAAGAAATGGATTCATGATAACCGAAGTAGTTTTGCTACACGGTTGATTGCGTTTGCATGTGTTGAAGGTATATTTTTTAGTGGCGCATTTTGCAGTATTTTTTGGTTAAAGAAGAGAGGGTTAATACCCGGGTTGACATTTTCCAATGAATTAATTTCGCGGGATGAAGCATTGCATTGTGAATTTGCAATACTATTGTATAGTAAATTACAAAAAAAAATAGATAAAACTCGTATTCAAGAAATTATTAAAGAAGCTGTGGATATAGAGATTGAATTTATTTGCGAAGCATTACCGTGTCGTTTAATTGGTATGAATTCCGAAATGATGACCCAATATATTCAATTTGTTGCAGACCGTTTATGTGTGCAATTAGGATATAAAAAAATTTATAATACAACAAATCCATTTCCTTGGATGGAATTAATTAGTTTGGAAAGCAAGACAAATATGTTTGAGAAACGTATTGATGCTTATGCACTTACCAATACAAATGGAAAAAACGAAGCGTTTGAATTAAGTGAAGATTTTTAAAAAATTGTGTGCTAATTTTGTAATCTACATATTTATTTATTTTCTTTTTTTTGTTTTCATTTTACGTTTTTTTCTTTTTCCTCCCTCAAGACGACCATCAGTAGTGCCAATACTACTCGTGCCATTATTAGCATTATTTTTGTTAAAATCATCAGTAGTACCAATACTACTTGTGTCAACATAATCATTATTTTTGTTAATATCATCAGTACTCATGTTATTATTAGCATTTAGGTCAGCAGGAGTTAGACGAGTTACACCGGCGGTCTTTTCTGTATAATTATCTTTATTAGTCCGCATTGCAGTATCAAAATTCTGAGAAGATGTTTGATGGTTAAATATTTCTTTGGATTGGTTATCATTACCTTCTAATTCATCTGTAGGGTCTGGATTAAGGGGATATTTTGGGTTAAATTTAAGCAATTTATTTACTTCAGTGAAGTCTAATGGCTTATATTTTTGTTGATTTCCTAACATTATAAATTTGTCTAAAATTGGGCTATATATACCTATGCAAAACAACCTTCCTTTCGCAACCCTAGCTAGATACATAATGAAAAGATCCTTATATTTATCTAGAGCATACTTTTTATCTGTTGTAAAATAAAAAAATGGGTTTTCTTTAGTTTCTACTACATTTTTTTCATTAGTTAGCATATTATATGTACTATTACTACTACTACTACCAGTAAAGAAACGACTCAAAAACGAACCTCCTCGTTTTGTTTTTAATCTATTTTTATTTTTATTACTTTTTTTATTATCAAGATTTTTAAAAGTGTAACGCGCCATTATTATATATATAACTAAATAGAAAATATATTTATAAAATGCTAAATATATTTATAAAATGCTAAATATATTTATAAAATGCTAAATATATTTATAAAATGCTAAATATATTTATAAAATGCTAAATATATTTATAAAATGCTAAATAAATATATTTAATTATATTTATTTTTCAGTTTAAAATTTAAAATTTAAAATTAAACTAAAATATTCATTTCATCTATATTTATTATATCATAACTCTCTCCTTTGGATAATTTTGTAAATGCTATATTGTATTTATCAAATTCTGGGCGCAATAATTGTACTTGTGGAGTATGATTATGAACACATCTAGCAATCATCTTATATAATTTAAAATCTGGATAACGGTCATCTCCATTATTTTTATACAACACATTTAATCCTTTATCATCTAAACACCATTCCACAATTAGTTTTTGAACTGGGTCTGTACATTTACTCAAATCTTTTACATCTTTAATATCATCTACAACATAATCAAAAATAGAACATGCTAAACGGCATAAATCAAAACTATAATTTGGTTCTAAACGCGGTTTGTTTTCATTAAAATAAGGTTCTGTATTATATTGAGTTGCTGCATCACCACCGGTTTGAAAACTATCACTGCAAAATATTTTCCCATCAAATTTATAAATGCCACGACCGAAATCAATAATTTTATAAATGCGGCCAAATGTTGGCACTTTGTAATATTTTTTATTATAACAATAGTATAAAAATTTTTTATTTGTTTTATTATACATGACATTATTTGTATGTAAATCATTATGTGTCATTTGAAATACTTTTTGATAAGTATTTAAAATCATAATAATTTGAAACAATGCAGAAAACCATTCCTCATTTGTTAATTTTTTTGATAAAATTAAATTATCAAAAATATCTTCAAAATATTCCATGCAAATAACTTGAGTAGGAAATTTTGGTATAGAGAGACCAATTGATTCATATTCACTTTCTTCACTACTGCCCTCATCTTCACTACCGTCTTCTTCTTTACTACCATCTTTACTACCAACATCTTCACAATCAACTTTACATTTGCAAGTATCACATTTACAAGTATCACATTTACAAGTATCACATTTACAAGTATCACATTTACAAGTATCACATTTACAAGTATCACATTTACAAGTATCACAATTGCAAGTATCACAATTGCAATCATTTTCAGTATTTATAGTTTCAGTATCAGAATCAGAATTCTCTTCAAGTTCAACATCAATCTTTGAATGTAATTCTTTATTGAGTTCATCTTCATAATCGGTATAAGAAGTTCTAGAAGAACAAGTAGAATTACTTTTTAAAGATATATTTTTGTCTGTATTTTGAGTTTGATTTAATTTTAATATATTTTCATTAGTTAAATCTACTAAATCTATGAATGATTCGGAACTTGTTTCTGTAATATCTTCAAAAATATCTTCAAATAATTCTTTTGAAATATTATCTATACATTCTATATTTTCATCAATGTTATCTAATTCTTCTATTTGAGAGATATTAAGTAATGGTTTGGCAGAATTTTTTACACTAGAAGAAGAATCATCTTCTTTATAATCTTCAACTGTAAATAACACATTTTTGTTTTTATTAAAGAAAGAAGAATTATGTAAAAATTCTATATCATCTGCTACATCAATTGTAAAATTATTTTTGATTCCTAAATAAGAACCATAATAATTTATACCATGTGGAAAATTATGTAATTCCATAAGCCGACTAGTTAAATAAACAAAAAAACCATCTACATATGCACAATTATTAGGATCTAAATATTTAGAATAAGTATCTTCGTCTGTACTGTCAATAGTAGGCAATTTAAATAATCGTTTATCTTGCACATTATATTTACCTACTAAATACTTGTATGGGTCTAATAAAGGCGCTATTTTAAAAAATACTTTTGTTTGTTTGGTTTTATTATTGGTTAAATTATTAACTAAACATTTAAATATTCGTGGGTCAGAATCATTTTCATCTTCTCTCTGAATAATATTTTTGATATAATATTGATTATTCAAATTAATATTGTTATAATTATTTTCATTCAATGAAAAAAATTTGCTATAAATGGGAATATAATTTTGCGTATTAGAGAGATGAAGAGTTTTGGTAGATTCCATATCTTTAAATAGATCTGTATTTTTGCGTTTTTGATAATTAACAAACATACTTTAGCTAAATAAAATATAAATATTTATTCTTTTTAACTTATTATATTTTTGTTATTTTTGTTATTTTTGTTATTTTTGTTATTATTATTGTAAAGAAATATAAAAAGATCTAATAAGGAAAATATTTGTTCATATCATCTACTACAGCAAATTGATTCATCATTCCATTATCATGATGCATAAGAAAATGACAATGTATAGAAAATCCTAAATAAGGCATTATATTATTATTTGTATAAAAATTAAAATTTGCAAATTTTGTATAAAATTCAATTGTTTGTAATCCTCCAATAGCATATGTATCTTTTGAATAAAGCAAATTATAATTATATTTTTTATTTGTAAGACATAAACTATCTCCATTACTATTTATATTTGCAAACCCGCTAGTTAAATGAAAATGCAATGGATGATTATTATCATTATCTGCATTAATAAATATCCATTTTTCACTAGTATCTTGCAAAACTGAACAAGCAAAAAAGTTTTCATTTGCATACCCCATTGGGCACCCTTTATATGTACTATTAGGTGCAATAGTTAATGTTGCATTAATGCTATTTGTTTTAAATGGTTTTTTCATGCCTGTTTTAGTACCATTGCATGGATAAATTAATTGTATATTAGAATTAGAATTACATGTATAAATATAAATAGTTTGATAATAATAGAATACAACAAAGATAAAAAATACAAAAACAAACAGTTCAGTTTGGGTTGTATATTTATAATTTTGATAATAGAGAGAAATACGTCCAACCCAAATAATTAACAGAATCAATATTAATATTAAAAAATATAATATAATTTTATAAACATATAAATACTTATTTTTAATAATTGGGGGATCGCTGCTACTATCACTTCCGCTACTGGTCATACTCATTGTTTTAGTAGTATTTTCAACTTTTATAATAGAACCAATAGATTTTCCAAATAATAATAATAAAGTACATGGTGCAATCATTTGAATTGAATATTCCGTAGATTTATTTATATTTTTGGTTATAACTGTTTTTACTGCAACATTTTTGTTGGTAGCATTTACGCCCAGATTTAATTCTATATCTGACCAACTAAATTCTAATATATCTGATACGTTTTTATATTCTGTAGATAATCCCAAATAAGTTTTTGAATATTGAGAATTGACCAAATCGGTCCATTGTAATATATTTAATGGAACGGGGGTTACTGGAAATATGATATTTACACTTTTAACCAATGCATTTTTAGAATTTAAAAAATTTATTGTCATTTTTTGATTACTAACAAATTTATAATTTTCATGAGAATTATCGCCAGTAATATTAAATAAACAAGTAGGTAAATATTTTGCATTGCGGGTTTGTTTCCACATGTGATAATCAATATTATTCCACATATCCATATAAACTCTTGGTTGGTCCATAACAAATTCATCTATTTGTGGGTTTGCAGTCATGCTCATATTAAATATTACTTGTCTAGTTGGCACATTAGGTGTCATATCAGGAATATTATAAAAATATTCAGGATTTAAATAGGTCAAATAATTTTCATCATTTGCAACTAAACTATTGTTTCCAAATATAATTTCTTTTATTTCTCTCAAACAATTTTTGAGAGAAGAAGAAAGAGAAGATGTATTTGAAACGGTGCTAGAATTTGTGTTAAAATTTTTTATTATTAAACAAGGTATTAAATTATATGTTGAAGGCATGGGATTAAATCCGCAATTATTTAATAAAACCGTACTGCTGGCAGTATCATCAGATAAATCAAAATCATAAAAACATAATGTTGCCATATTGTCTTTAAATTGATTTAAATCTATTATAATAGAAATTCTTTCGGAAGGCGCAATTTGAAGCATTGCTAATTCCAATGGATTCCGTAAACTACAGTCAACTTCCATGTAATAAAATGTTTTTAATGATGTAATATCTGATGGATTCTCGCAAACGCCTAAATATAAACTTCTAAAAGAAACGGTTGCATTCATGATGGATATTTTAACTAAATTTTGCGATTGAGGAATCATCATTAAAGAAGGTTTGGTGATATATTTTTCAGTTTCTGCAATATTTACTGTTGTTGCTTTATTAGAATTTTTCCAATTAATACATAAATTATTATTTATCATTCCATATTGAGCTCTCCAATCTTTATTATTTATATTATCCATCATTAATGTTCCATCATTATTTAAATCAATATCTGCATATACTAAAATAGATTCATTCACTCCATAAGTAAAATATTTATTTAACCGTTTAGAATGATTGTCTACTATTTTATATATACCAAAAAACCCACATAATCCAAGTGCTGCGGTAATAAAAACCACATGTGGATGATACCAGCTAAACATTGAATTATTTGTAATTTTATAGTTAATATTATATGTTTGACCATTTTGTGTATGTGGTCCCATTGCCAATAGTTGAGAGACACCATCTGTATCGGGCGGTGTATTAAGTCCATGAAAATGAAAATTTGAAAAATAACTAGTATTATTTATAAATTGCATAGTTACATTGGAGCCTCTCTCAAATTCAATAAAAGGCAAGCCATATGGCATACTATAAGTTGTTACTGGGGCGGATTTTAAATAAGAACTAGACACAAATATAGGAGCATTATTTCCATTTCCACTAGCTTTTGCATTAGGTGCTAATTTGAGGGTGCTTTCATTAATTGTAATTACTAAAGTTTCATTATCAGGAATTTTTATCATATCTGGAATAATTAATTTTGATGACATATTTGATATATAAGATAAAATAATATAAGATAAAATAATACAAGATAAAAAACAATATACAAAAAAATGGCGTTTTAAATGTCCAAAGGTGTAAAAGACATATAATTTATTTTTTTTATATTAATAATATAAAATGGTAACTACAGATATAGCAGATGAGTTTATTGAAAATTTAGCAAAACAAAATGTAGAAGAGTATAATGAAATTGACGAACAACAAATAACAAATACAACAGATGTTTGTAGTCTAGGATATCAGTATTCTCTATTAGATTTAATAGAAGATAGTTTAAAAGAATATAAACAAACTTCGTTTGTAGGAAAGCCTATATTAAAAATAAGTGAAGGAAAAAAAAAAGATTATTATATTAGTGATGTGGAAGGCCCGCAGGCTCATACTAGACCTCATATACATTATAATGCTAACTTTGCAGGGTTCCCTACAGGTAGTAAGGATAAAATAATTCTAAACAATATACAAAACGAGCGTGGAACTAATGTGTTATATCACAAAATAAATGCATGGATAACAGCAGTAAACTCTGCTGTGTTGGAAGAAAATGCAAGATGTCATTGGTATTTATTTTTAAATATTATATTAAATAATATAGCAAATTGTTCTAATTTGTATCAACAATTATACACTCTAAATAATGCTACGTGTACTATTACAGATTCTAGTATAGAACCCGAAACAGTTACTTTTAATGGAAGAGAATTTGCAACTAAATCAATTGAAGATAAAATAATAGAAATTGGTACCATATTTTCAAAAATTTATTCCGATGGTCAAACTACTACTTGTAGTGATATAGTAGATTTATTAAATCAATTAAATAAAATAATAACTAAAAATATACAAACTATGCATAGAATAGATATATATGATAAAAATAATTGTCCACGTATATATTTTGAAGATAACATATTATTAAATAAAAAGTTAGTAACAATATATTTACAATTATATACATTTTTACAAGGTGGTGATTTAAACCAAAACATTTATAATATTAGAAAGTTTTATAACACAATTTGCAGGGAAACAACTAAAATCATAAGAATGCATTTATCAAAACATCATCCAGATATACTAACAAAAATAAAACAAAAACAAACAAAAAAAATAACAACACAATCAAAAAAAGGAATAACACAAACAAGAAAAAAAATAATGTCTGAACTTATTGATACACCAGGTAAACCTGTATTCGGTACTTATACGTTTACAAAACCAGGAAAAATAAAAGATTTCAATAGTATTAACGACTCATTAGCAGTTTTAAATTCAATGACTTCAAAGAGCCCTTGTAGTATAAAAGTAACTTCAACTGGTTCAGCATCTGTAGATGAGGATACAACAAGATATAATTTACTAATAACAGGTTACAACTCTGGAATGGGTGTTGTAAAAGAAACTGTAACTTTAACAAACACAGAGAGAGAGGCACTTATAACAAAAATTGAAAAAATTGAAGGTTATGATTTTGCAGCAGCACGTGGAAAACATAAAAAACAATATACAAAAAAATATAAAAAATATAAAAAACATAAAAAACAATATACAAAAAAATACAAAAATAAAAATATGAAAATAAAGAAGAATACATATAAATTAAAAAATATGCGTTTTATTTAAATATAAATTATTTCTATTTAAAGTATCAAAGTAATAAGTATGACTTTAGAACTTAAGAAATTTGATATGAAAAGTATTAGTTTTAAAGCAACTGAAAATAAAGGACCTGTAGTTGTTCTTATTGGTAAGAGAGATACAGGGAAAACTTTTTTAGTCCGAGATGTTTTATATCATCAACAAGATATTCCTATAGGGACTGTTATATCTGGTACAGAAGAAGGTAATGGTTTTTATAGTAAATTAGTTCCAAAAGTATTTATTCATAATGAATATAATACTGCTATTGTAGAAAATATATTAAAAAGACAGCGAACTGTTTTAAAGCAAATTAAAAAAGAAATAGAAACATATAAAAAAACAAATATAGACCCTCGTACATTTGTTATTTTGGATGATTGTTTGTATGATAATACATGGGCAAGAGATAAATTAATGCGATTAATGTTTATGAATGGACGTCATTGGAAAATCATGTTAATTATTACTATGCAATTTCCATTGGGTATTCCGCCAACATTGAGAACAAATATTGATTTTGTTTTTATTTTGAGAGAAAATTATATTTCCAATCGTAAACGTATTTATGAGAATTATGCAGGCATGTTTCCTACATTTGAAGCATTTTGTCAAGTTATGGACCAATGTACAGAAAATTATGAATGTTTAGTTATAAATAATAATTCTAAATCTAATAAATTGACAGACCAAGTTTTTTGGTATAAAGCAGATTCGCATAATGATTTTCGGTTGGGTTCTAAAGAATATTGGGAGTTGTCCAAAGGTATTAATTCTGATGATGAAGATGAAAAATATGACCCTAATAATACTAAAAAACGTGGACCAAAAATTAATGTAAAGAAACAAAATAAATGGTAAGTTTTTTAATAATACAATAATAATACAATAATTATATAATATAACATAATATTATATAATGGAAAAAGGGGAAAAAGGGGAAAAAGGAGAAAAAGGAGAAAAAGAAAAACCAAAAAGAAGAAAAGTTTTAACTATGGAAATGTTAACATCTGCGTTAGTTGTGTCTAATCATAAATCAGACCCATCAGAACAAGGGCATATAGTTTTACATAAAAATTTAGAAGGAACTTTACCAGATGAATATGTTGAGTTAAATAGGTTTAATACTAGTATACCTTTAGTTTGTTTAGATTTAGCGGGTAACCGTATTTCTGGTGAAATACTTTCATCAATACATCAATTAAAAAACTTAACAGTATTAAATTTAGCGGGTAATCAATTTTTTGGTGAAATACCTTCATCAATACATCAATTAAAAAATTTAACAGTATTAAATTTAGCGGGTAATCAATTTTTTGGTGAAATACCTTCATCAATACATCAATTAAAAAATTTAACAGTATTAAATTTAGCGGGTAATCAATTTTC